AGGGACGTCAAAGACTTCAACCTGGAGGTGCGATTGTCATCGTAATGACACGCTGGTCAGTGAAAGATCTCACTGGAAAGCTGCTAGAGGCCCAGGGCAAAGACGATGAAACGGATAAGTGGGAGGTTGTGGAATTCCCGGCCATCATCAACGATAAACCGATGTGGGGCAATTTCTGGAGCATGAAAGGTCTCCTTGGTGTTAAGGCGTCAATTCCTTTAACCAAATGGCAGGCGCAATGGATGCAACAACCAACGTCCGAGGAAGGTGCGATCATAAAACGTGAATGGTGGAAGACGTGGGAGAAGGATGACATTCCAAAAGTGCAATACATCATTCAATCCTATGACACCGCGTTCAGTGCGAAAGAGACGGCGGACTATTCCGCGATCACGACGTGGGGGGTTTTCGAGCCGACGGAAGGTGGCAAGCCTAATTTAATTTTGCTTGACGCGAAAAAAGGCAGATGGAATTTTCCGGAGTTAAAAGAAATTGCGCAGAAAGAGTATAAATACTGGGAGCCGGAGGCGATTCTCATTGAAGCGAAAGCAAGTGGACTTCCTTTAACTCATGAGTTGCAAAAGGCAGGAATACCTGTTATAAATTACACACCCTCACGAGGAAATGATAAACACTCGAGGGTAAACAGCGTGGCTCCGTTGTTTGAATCAGGAGCTATATGGGCGCCCAATAAAAAGTTCGCCGAGGAAGTGATAGAGGAATGCGCGGCATTTCCGTTCGGTGATAATGATGACTACGTGGATTCAACCACGCAAGCGATAATGCGCTATAGACAAGGTTACTTTGTTGCGTTAAAAGATGACTATGAAGATGAGAAGAGCACCACAATTGGTGCGGGGAGAGAGTATTACTAATGGCAAAATATGAACCGAGTATTGGTGAAATAGGTTTTGGAGTTCCTGGTGCCGGCGAAGGTCTGGAAGAATTATGGTCTGATTATGTTGTCCCTACGTGGAGATCATATGATGAATTGGAAAATCCAGCGTGGTCTAGAACAAAAGACGCAGTAAAAATTTTACCGAACGCAGCTTATGACGCACTTAAATTTGTAGCTGATGTCGGTATTGATGTTGGTCAAGCAGGAATAGCGTCCCTTCCTACATGGATGGGCGGCGAAGGTTTGGATGCGTTAAGCACCGATCAGAAATTTAAAAGAGACGCGTTTTTACACAATGCGCTTGGTGGACTATCTTGGTATGACGCAGAATCCAATCCTTATACAAATCCACAAGTAATGGAAGACTATAGAAAGAAAGCGGCGGATAGGGCGTGGGACCATTTATTGAAACATGAAGACGAAGGTGGGTTCATGACCGATGAAAAGGTAGAAAAAATTTTTAAAGATGTTGAGGATGAAGTTTATTGGGCAAAATACGCAAGAGATAATCCGGAAGGAAGTTTAAAGGATTTTCAAGATCTGCAATGGGAAAAATTTAAAGAAGTAGCTGGTAGAAAACATAGAAAAGATATACTTGGTTATATGGAAACGGATATTGATCGTTCATTGATGGAAGACTACGGCATTGGAACGGACAAAGGATATTTATCTGAATTTGATTTTTGGGATTATGGAATGGAAGGAAATCCTTTATTCAAATATTCAACACCAGAAGCGGAAAAAAATTTAGGAATAGCTCAAATTGTTCCAGAATTATTTATGGGTTCTGGATTAGTTAAACAGACACGTAATATTCCACAATATATTAGAGGGGCGCGAAGTGGAAAAAAAGCGACAGGAACACGCGAAGGAATCATGGAAAACTTAGAGAGGATCGAGGGCCCAGGTAGATATAAATGGGCTGAAGATATTCTTAATAGACGCGGTAGATAATGGTAAAAAAAACATTAGTTAAGGGAATACAAAAACTTCTTGATGATTCCTCATTCAGTGCATCAAGAAGAAAATTTTTAAAAGAATCCGGTGCCGCAGCCACAATGACAGCGATGCCAGGATCGGTTCTGAAAGGAATCGCGAAAGCGGCGACACCAACGGTTGCCATAGGTGCAGCGCTTAAAAACGCGCCACCGTGGATGAAAGTTTTAGTGTCATCATTGAATCAAGCTTCTTCCGCTGCAAAACCGATAACTTTGAAAAGTGGTGCGGTCATAGAGCCAGTAGGAAAATTCCGTAAATTTAGAAATTGGGTAGGACCTGAAGGAAAGGGGTCAAATCCTGATGGGTTGTTTGGTGAACAGACTTTTAGTGTTAGAACAAAAACTGATAATCTGGAAGAAGTAGTTCTTGAAAATAATAAGAATGATATTACAGTATCATTTAAAATGGCAGATTTTGGTGATGACTATGGGGGACTTTCTGATCAGCATCTAGTGTTTAATAAAACAACTGGAAAGTCATCACACATTGATGATAATTTAAGCATGGAACCAGGTGGTGCAGACGTTCGCAAAGATGATTGGATTGAGCAGGGTGTTGGAATGGATGACATCTATAAATCTACCGAAAGGGACTATAGAAAAAATCCTGTGCCTGGTGTAATAAAATCAGGTAAAGATTTGAACGCAAGAGATTATGATAAGTTATCAAAACCAGATACAGAAGGACGTTATGATGATATGTTTGAGGATCTAATTGATACATTCTCTCCGTTTGGAAATCTTTTCAGAAGTGCTGAAAGAGCTAAATCCAGACAGAAGAGAATTCAAAAAGAAGAGATGGCGAGACAAGAAAAACGTGAAGTGGATTGGGAAGAACAATTCCGTGGAGGACACGGCATGCATGGATATGCTCGAGGTGGAATGAAAAGGGAGAAACTTGGAAAAAGAAGCGATCAAGCAATTAAAAATGCAATGGAAAACAGTCGAATGACTAGGTTAAGAAATATGTCTGATGTTGAAGCAATGGCGAGAATGATGTATGCTGAAAGTGGGAAAAAAGAACATTTTAGAGATGCAAAAGCCATTGGACATGTAATTGCCAACAGAGCAGGATTTAAAATTGATGATCCTGTATCTACTTTTGTTATGAACCCAAGGAAAAATTTATCCCTTATAAAAAGAGCGATTGCAGGAGATCCAGCAGGAGAGGTACAATTTACTCCTTTTCGTAGTACAAAAAATACTCAATTTTGGGATGTTGATATGACTGAAGATAATCCTTATTATAAATATGCTGCAGACATTTTAAGAGGTAACGCAAAAGATTTCACGGGTGGAGCGACGATGTTTGATTTAAATCCTTACAAATATGATGCAATGACACCAGGATTAGATCATTCTAATAAATATTGGGATTATTCCCCCGCACAATTTGCCCCCGATGAATATGGACGAACGAGACCACATGAAGGACCGCATTCTTTTTGGAGTATATCAGCTAGAAAAAATAGAGGTGGCATGGCAAAGAAATTTACTGTTGACGACGCAGTGGCGATGATCAGAGCAGCACCGCAAAGTTTTGTCGGTGGAGGATTGGTCAAGAAGCTTTTTGCGCCAAAGGTCCTAGGCAAGTTGTCAGGATATAAACCTAAAGTGACGGGTGAAATATACAAACCACCGGAAGGACCGTATACGATAACAGATGCAAGTGGAGTTAGAATACTGGATAAAGAATTTAAAACTCTCACAGCAGCACAAAAAGATTTAAAAAAACTTGCAAAATTAAGAACACAGGATGCATCAGAATTTAAAATTGTTGGCGCAAGACCGCCTAAGACAGCGGAAGGTGTATGGGAATCAGCACCAGCTGTAGATCTTGGCATGGTAGGTAAAGAACTACCACCAGCGAAACCAGGTGCGATGTTCTGGGGCTCTAGGGAAAAGATCATTAATGCACCATATGAATCCATGACTGGAAGTCAGTGGTTAAGATATCTTAAAGGTATTGATGAAGAGGAAGTCTTTAAAGGTATTGATGAAGCGACAGCAGCTTTTACAATCGCAAAAGAAGAAGGAAAAATTCTTACAAAAAAATTTAGTGATATGATGAAGACGCATAGGGTAAAAGATAAGTCTGGTAAAATGGTAAGTGACGTAAATCATCCTGATGTTATTGCTGCATCTAAGGCTTTACAAATACAAAAGACAAAAATTAAAAAAGCAAGCGATGATCTTGCAAGATTAAAACTTTCTCAACGTGAAGGCACGGGAAAAGAGTTTCATGATAAGATTTTAGGTTTAAGAAAAGCTCAAGAGCAATTTCCTCCCATAAGGGATATGGAATTAAATGATGCAGGATTAGCACCGCATCTGACAAAGAAGGCAGATGACATTATATCCAAGGAACAATTGGTGAAGGATTTTGATAATAAGCTGGCACCGGATATTAGCGTTGTCGCACTTGGGTCCAAAGACATGGGATCTGAAGCATTTGATCGATTGACAAAAATGAATTTACAGGCGTACCGTCCTGGACCTTTAAGAAATGTTTTACAAGGAATACAGGATAGGCAGTATGAATTTAAAAATGCGCTGGATGATCCAAATAAGATTAAAAGCGTATTGGATGATTTTGAAAATCTTGTTGAGAATAATTTTGGAGTCAAGGATTCTATCCGCAAAGGATTTCCACAAAAGTTTCCATATGAATTGAAAAGTATTTTACATAATATAGCGATGGTGTCAGACGCGCGATTGGGTGGATTTGGAAAATATGCAGATAGACCACAATATAGAGGCACACAAACAATAGGTGGTGGAGAGAATTACCGTGAATTTGTATTTAAGTACAAACATCCAAGTGGATCACTTCGTAAGGCTGAGCCTTATATGACATACGGTCAAGTTGCAAAGAAGCAGGATGTTCCTGCGCATTTTACAGACGTGAATGATAGAGATACAATGGGCGGATTCATGCACATGCGTGTATCCGATCGAACGGATGAGTTTGGAAGAAGAATACTGCACATAGAGGAAATACAATCCGACATGCACCAGCCGGTAAATAAAAGCTTAAGGACATTAAAACAGTTTGAAAATAGATGGAAGGAGCAAGGATTAACTCCAGCACAAGGATATGCTGACTTAAATCAACAAGCTAAAATGGATTATGACAGATTCATTAAAAAATCTAAATATGCGACGCGTGGTGATTTAATGAAGGCGGATCCAGTTGGAAATAAAGCTAATGAAGAGCAATTCAAATTAATTTTAGCTCAAATTGATGAGTTGCAGGCGATGCCAGTCACTAAAGCAAGACAGATAAGAATAAATAGATTAAACAAGGAAAGAGACAGGGTAAGAGAAATAATCGAGGATAAAAAAGCTAAATTGGCGAAGACAAAAAATGACAGTGGCATTCCAATGGGTCCACTCAGCAAAAGCGAGGATTATGATGAATTCGCGATTAAGTACGCGTTAAAAGTGGCGGAAGAAGGTGGATATGACGGCGTATCCGTTTCAACGGGAATAATGAAAAATACAAGTGCCGCTGAGACTTTAGGCTCTGCGGAATGGAAAGGGAATATGGTTGCATACGGTCCCATAATGCAGGGTGCCATGAAAAAGGTAGCAAAGAAAAGTAATGCAAAATTTATAGAAAGTGTTATAATAGACGATAACGGTAGACCATGGAAAATTCCGCTTATTTGGCTCGATGATGCATCACGTTCAAATGTTGCGAAAGGTTTACCGATTTATAAAAGAGGGGGAATAGCTAGAAATGGCTGATGATAAAAATCAAATAGATAAAGCGTTAGAGGCACTTACAGGTGCACTTGAAATAGAACCAACTGGTGAAGAAGTGCAATTGGAACCAGAAAAGAATGTTGCATTTGAATCAGATGTTGAATTGATGGATGATGGAAGTGCGGAAATTAACATGGATCCAAATGCTCCAATCGATACATCAAACATACCACATGACGCTAACTTAGCAGAATATATTGAAGAAAACGAATTAAGCAGATTCTCATCGGATCTGTTAGCAGAATTCGAATCGGATCGTGATTCAAGGAAAGACTGGGAAGACACCTATGTTAAAGGCCTTGATATGTTGGGATTCAAATATGAAGACCGCACACGCCCGTTCGAAGGAGCATCTGGGGTCGTTCACCCCTTACTCGCTGAATCTGTAACACAGTTTCAAGCCCAAGCGTATAAGGAACTTCTCCCCCCAAGCGGCCCCGTAAGATGCCAAGTTATAGGACTCTCGACCCCTGAAATTGAAGATCAGGCGAAAAGAGTCAAGGACTTTATGAATTATCAAATTACGGATGTAATGTCAGAATATGATCCAGACATGGATCAATTATTATTTTATTTACCACTCGCTGGATCAGCATTTAAGAAAGTTTATTATGATGGATTGTTGAAACGTGCTATCGCAAAATTTGTTGCCGGTGAAGATTTAGTTATTAATTACATGGCAACGGATCTCTCAAGTGCGGATCGTGTAACACATATCATAAAATGCAGCGGTAATGATGTCAGAAAACAACAGTTAAGTAAATTTTACCGTGACATTGAATTGCCAACTGGAAGTGTTGAAACAAATGATGTCGTGGATAAAGTTGATGAGATGCAAGGATTGGAAAAAAATTATGCGTCAGGAGATGATGAACACACAATACTGGAAATGCACGTTAACGCGGATGTTCCAGGTTTTGAAGATACATCGGGTGTTAAATTACCATATGTAGTTTCTATTGATCAGTATTCTCGTGAAATTCTTTCTATAAGAAGAAACTGGAAACAGGGAGATCCAAACTTTAAAAAGAATGATTATTTCGTACACTATAAATTCCTCCCAGGATTAGGCTTCTATGGATTTGGCCTAATACACATGCTAGGTGGATTGTCAAGAACTGCAACAAGTGTCTTACGACAATTAATTGATGCAGGTACTCTTGCCAATCTACCAGCAGGTTTCAAGGCGCGTGGAATGCGTATACGCGACCATGATGATCCATTACAACCCGGCGAGTTTCGTGATGTGGATGTAACAGGACAATCAATAAAAGAATCGTTATTACCACTGCCTTATAAAGAGCCTTCTCAAGTTTTATTTGCTTTGTTAGGTTTCGCTGTTGACGCAGGAAAATCTTTTGCAGCAATCGCGGATATGAAAATGGGCGAAGGTAATGAACAAAATCCGGTTGGAACCACGCTTGCATTAATTGAACGTGGCACAAAAGTTATGAGTGCAATTCATAAAAGATTACACTTTGCACAAAAGATAGAATTTAAATTACTTGCAAAAGTATTTTCAATTTATTTACCACCACAATATCCTTATATGGTTGTTGGCGGAAACCAAATGGTTAAACAAACAGATTTTGATGATCGTGTGGATATACTTCCAGTATCAGATCCAAATATCTTTTCTATGGCGCAACGTGTGACATTGGCTCAACAACAATTACAATTAGCAACAGCTGCACCACAATTACATAATTTACGTGAAGCATATAGAAGAATGTATGATGCAATGGGTGTTGATAATGTTGACTCGATATTAAAACCAGATCCTGACATGCCAGAACCTATTAGTCCGGCAATGGAAAATTCTGGTGCTATGCGTGGAACAAATCCAAAAGCGTTTCCAATGCAAGACCACATGGCACATATAGAAGCGCACGCGGAATTTATGTTTACAAGAATGGTGCAAATTAATCCTCAATTATACGCAATGTTACAATCACATGTATCAGAACATATTGCGTTAATTGCAGGGCAACAAGTACAAGAAAAGTTCAAACCACAATTTGAACAACTTCAACAACAAATGCAACAGGCACAACAAAATCCTCAAGCGCAACAACAATTGAAACAGCAAATGGATCAATTAGTCAATCAGCAAGCTTCTGAACAAGCGAAGATTGAAGCGCAAATGACTAAACAATTAGCGCAAGATGAGGAAGCTAGAATAAGCCGTGAACAGCAAGATCCACTTGTTAAACTAAAACAACAAGAAATTGATCTGAAAGCTATGCAGACACAAATGCAGATGCAGAAAGATATGGCTGTGGATGCTGAAAAAATGGATCTGGAAAGAGATAAACTTGAAGCACAAACAAGTATTGACTTGATGAAAGTCTCTGCAGATGCTAATAAAGAGGACTCTGCTGAAGCGATGGCGGTTTTAAAAGAAAATATGGCTGCCACGAGAGAGGCGATGAAAAATGAAATGGCTGAAAGAAAAAATCAATCAGCTGAGAGAATAGCGAGGGAAAATGCAAAATCAAGATCAAACGGACAAACTAAAAAAAGAACTTGAAAAAATTAGCACCGTGATGCAAAAGGTTGAAGAAATTGCTAGATCTGAAATTAAAAATCAAGATGACTATTTAAGGGTTTGCGGAGCGATATTAGCAGTTACCCGTAATATGTATGTGGAAGCGTTAGGACCTTTTGATGCTGCTAGAATGTTTCAAGCCGTTGCGGATAGTTTTAATCTTCAAGAGGATATATTACAGTTATTTAAAAATGAAAAAGGACCAACTATACATTAAAGGAGAAAAGTAATGCCAACAGTGGGTACAAAAAAATTTCCATACACTTCAATGGGAGTGCAGCAAGCGCAAAAACATGCGCGTGCTACAGGACAAAAATTAGCATTGAAGAAGGGTGGAAAGGTGAAAAAGTCATACCGTCGTGGTGGGCTGAAACGAAGTAAATAGGAGGTAAACATGAACTTATTAAAAGATTTATGGGCACACATAAAAGAGTGGAATGAATGGAAAATGAAAGACTGGATTAAAGCCGGTATCGTAGCCATTATCGTTCTTGTTGTGCTTAAAGTCATAATCGTTCCAGGTGTATAGTGAACGGTAGAGAAAAATATTTAGCTAGAAAAGCGTACAAACGTCCTGTTGGACAATTCACCCAACAGGATAATGTACGTGATTTTGCTAGAAGCGGTCTTGGGCAAAATTATTTTGCAATTCAAGATTTACAGCGTCAAGCACCTTCATTTCAGACGGATGACCCTCGTATTGATGACTTAAAACAAAGAAGAAGATTGTGGAATAGATCACAGAAATACCCCGCAGGGGAAATGTTGGGTAGAACACCACAGCAACAGATGGAACAATACACAAGGCTTAGCGGTGATTTAAGAGAAAGAGCAAAACCGGTTTATGATAAAATGTATCCGCTTACTGGTCTGTATCATGATTATGTTGATAAAGGTGGAACGCTTGGACTAATTGGAAGAGGATTTAAAGATTTTGCCGGTAGTTTAGGGAAAATGGGAAAAGATATATTTGGAGCAACTGGCATTGCAGGTTTAGTGGATAGTGATAAAGATGAACAGGATGAATATGTGGCGAAAACATTTGGATTTTATCCGTCAGATGTGCATCCAGCAAGAGATACAAGAATTGAAGATGGCCCATATATAGAACCATGGGCTGATGAAACTCCAATACCAAACATAGAAGTTGAATTTGGGCCCTTTGGATCCGAGAATCCTATTGAAGAAACAGAATTAAAAGCGCCTTATGAGCCTTCTTTAGGGGCTATAGGATTTGGTATACCATTTGATTATGATTTTAGTAAACCGGAAACAAGAACAATACCAGGAATACCAGAGCCAATGCCTTTAATAGATGAACCATTACCATTAGATGAACCTACTGGTCGTACATTGGCGGACGTTATAGATGAACCATTGCCATTTGATGATGCAGATCGTGAATATGGAATATTACTAAACCAAGGTTTAGTTCGTGATATAAATGAACCTAGACTATTCGAAAAGGAATACAGAGATTACATAGAAAAAACGGCTGACATGGATTTACAATATAATCTTCCTCCAACCACTTATGAAGAATTTGTAAGAGCGTACAAAAAAATGTACCAAGGTAAACCACACGTTGGACTGAGATAATGCCAGGTTACTGGAATAGAGATGATTCAAAAGAAAGAGCCACTGGTGTAGCTCGTCAAGAAAGACGTCAAGAAGAGCGACAAGGTGGAGGTGGGCAAGATAGATTCAGTCAAAGTCAAGCTTATCAAGAATCCCAACAAAGATATATAAAACAACAAAATATAGATAAAATGGCTCGTGCCCAAGAATCTCAAAGATTAGGTTCAGCATTAAGAAATGTAGGAATAAACAAAGATCAATTACAGAGATATATGGATGCAGGCATTTTACCTCAAAATGTTGCAATAGTTATGGGGTTAGCTAAGCCTGGAGAGCATTGGGATCCAAGAGGAAAGTTTACAGAGGATATGAAACTTGGACTTGAGGAACAGCAATTTGCATTGGACGAAGGAGTTTATGGTGGTGTTGCTGGAATTGAATCTGAAGTTAATAAAACAAAGGGAGAAATTCAAAATATAGCTCAAGATATAATAAATAAGAACCCAAATATAAGCACTGAAGATTTAAAAGCGCAGATTGAAGCAACACCTGAAGCAAAGGGTCTTGCAGCTTTATGGGATGGAGATATGTCAAGGGCTCTTATGAATACTTTTGGAATGAGAGATCCTGATTTTGGATCTGAAGAAGCATGGGAAGCAAAAATACCTGGAACAGATATATATAAAAGTGCAGGTGATGTGGGTTATGATCCTACTGGGGCTTATACATTTAGTGATATAGAAAGTGATCCTAATTTATATAATAAATATCTCAACCGCGGAACACTTTGGGATGACCCACTTTCCGGAGTTTTAAAACCTCGGGGGCCACAATTTACTGGTGGCGGAGGCGGTGGCTGGGGAGGCTACGGCGGTTACGGCGGAGGTGGTTCCGGCGGTGGCGGAGGCTACGATATGGGATTGCCAGGTTATGGTGGACCAGTCTACCAACGAGGACAAGTTGGTCCAGGGTCTTTACAAGAGAACGTAAATCAGTTATACTATGGTATGTCACAAGGTGCACAACCAAAATTTTCACGTGGTGGAATAGTCAGTTTACTTAGATTAGGAGAATAATATGTTTGGATTACCAGTAGAAATGATCACAATGCTTGGATCAAGCGTACTAGGTGGTGTTATGACCATCTGGGGGCAATCAATCAAAGCAAAGCAGATGGATCAAAAAATGCTTCTTGCACGCGGAAAGTTTCAAATGGAAGCGATCGAAAGCGCAAGAAAGTATGAAAACCCAGGGTTTCAATGGACGAGAAGAATCATCGCTTTAACGGCAGTGTTCTTCATCATTGTATGGCCTAAAATTGTTCCTGTGTTCTTCGATGTTTCAGTCTTTCTGACATGGACAGAATTCTCAAGAGGATTTTTCTTCTTGATTGAACAAAAAGAAATGCTTGTTGACAGGCAGTTTGCAGGTGTGGTAATTACACCAATGGATACTCATCTAATGGCATCAATCATTGGATTGTATTTTGGTGGAAGTCTGGTTAAAAAATAGGAGAAAATATGGCAGGAGTAGGAACATCAAAAGAGGACAAGAGACGTAAAAGACGATCCCTTCCTCATGAAAAGAAACGTATGTCTGAGGCAGAGAAAAGGATAAGACAAGCTAGGGCAAAGTATAGAAAATATGAAAAGAGGGGATTAAGTTCTATTACGAAGCTTGGTAAAGCGACTGGTCGTACTTTGGCTAACGTACTAAAGAAAAAAAATAAAAAAGATTGAGTTTTATATAAATTAGTGTATAATACGCGATAATGAATGATGAGAACGCTATTTATCTGATGTTAAAAAATGTCAGAGAGCGCAGAGAGGAAGTAAAAAATATTATAGCTTCAGGTCTACCCAGTTGGGATGAATATAATCGAGCTGTTGGTGAGATAAAAGGCTACAATATAATGGAACAGGAAATACAGGACCTGCAGAAAAGAGATGACAACAGTAATACCTAAACGTAAATTTGCTCTAGAGGAAAAAGATTTATCCGTAGAAGCAGATGAAAATAATAAAGTAGCGGAAGAAAAGGAAAACCGTTTTCTTAAAAAACTTCAATCAGAAGCTACAGATAAAATAGAACATTTACCCACTGACAAAGTATTAGATCGGTTACCTAATCCTACAGGATGGCGAGTATTAGTTCTTCCATATAAAGGACAAGGAAAAACAAAGGGTGGCATAATATTGTCTGATGAGACAATCGAGGAGAGGGGATATACAACCGTTACCGGTTTAGTCCTGAAAGTTGGACCAGATGCCTATAAAGATAAAAATAGATTTCCAGATGGACCTTGGTGTAAAAAGAACGAT